GAGGCATTATTTTGAACAAAGTGCATTTTATTATCGTTGTGGTCATAACGAATTTGACCTATATCGTTGTCACCAGAATCTCCAAAAACTATCCTACCCTCACCATCTGTAGCTGACAAAATTGAAATACCAACATTGCCTCCAGCTGTGGCATCTTCAATAACTAATTCATCACCAGCAGCATTTGCACTAGCTCCAGTATCAGAAATTTTGATGTGTATACCAGATCCTAAGTCAGCAGCACTAAGTGATGTGCCTGCAAAAACATCTATGCTATCTGCAAGTTTTGCTTTTGTTACATTAGCATCAACAATCTTAGCTGTAGTAACAGAAGCATCAGTCGGTGTCACCGTTCCGCCATTATCTGAACCTAGTAGCACCGCAAAGAAACTTGTGTTGGCAGCGGGAGCTGTTGTGAATGTCAATACGCTACCAGATACTGTAAAGTCTGTGCCTGGCTTTTGTATCACACCACCAAGCGATAGGATAATCTGATTAACGTCACCAACAGTTACGTTAGCTGAGTTTACCTGCATAGTGTGTGTGGTATCAGAACCGTCAAAACCTGATGAGATGTCATCAAGCTGTCTGTATGCGCCACCTAAATTTTGCCTGCCTATGTATGCCATAAATTATCCTTCTAACGTTGTAATTCTAGCTTCTAGTTCTTGTATAGTTTTTACCATTAACGGTACAAGTTTTGATTGGTCTATTGCTTGATACACAGGAACTGTTTTACTAGCCTCCCAAGTTGAATCAGTTGGAAATGTTCCATCTTCTTTACCAATAGTCCAATTAATTTGTTTTACATCTTCTGCAATAACAACACCATCTGCATTTATAACAACTTTTTCTTTAGCTTTTACTTCATCTTTATCACCACTAATTGCTTCAGGCACTATGCTAGATACTTCGTGTGCTAAAAACCCATCAACGGTTGTATCAGGTGTATTAATAAAATTAAATCTTGATGGTTTTAATTGTTTTAATCTAGTTGTTGCATCCCAATCTGTAACTACGTTTTCTTTTAATCTGTAATCTGAAGAAGTGACAAAAGAAGTTGCAGAAGCAGATGCTTCTATTCTACCTACATCATTACCAGATGAATTTCTAAATATAGCCGCATAGTATGTTTGGTTTACTGCTGGTAAAGTTTCAAATCCATATTGTGAATCTGGAATATAAACTTTAAGCATAGCAGTACCACTATTAGCGATATTAATTCCAACTTTATTATCTTCACTAATACGCATAGCCTCACTTAAAGTTCCTGCTGTGCCGTCTGCTGTAACTTGAAAAGAAATTCTACTAGGCATATCGTCATCACCAGGCGTGCCATCTACTTGAAATAAAATTCTAGGACCATCAAGATATGCTGTGCCATCATAAGCGGCTGACTGAAGTAAACCTATAGTATCACCTGAGTTTACAATACTAGGAGATGCGATAGTACCTCTTTGGTGTATAAATGAAGTAGAGCCACCAAAAGTAGTAGCACTATCTCTTGTGTGTTTTATTTGACCATATTTATTCATCTGAATTGTGTCTAAGCCAGCACATTTAAAATCTATCTGGTCATCTGTGTCTGCAGTAATTGATGTATCTGCGTCTGCATCTAATATGGCTTCAAGACCGTTTAAATCTAATAATTGTACTTTTGTTTGTGTCATCTTATGCGTCCTCCAATGCTTTTACTTTTGTCTCTAGTGTTTCTATTTTTGCCATAGCTTCTTGTAATGCTTTTACTGCTTTCATGTAGAGAATAGAATATTTAACGCCTTTATAATCTCTTATATCTCCAACATTACCTTCTCCGTTAACAACTTCAGGACTCTCTGCATCAAGTTTTACTTCTGGTTTTACTAACCCATTCATGCCTGCTGTTTCAAGATCTTGTGCAACTACACCTAATCTCCATAAATCATCACTATCACCTTTGTCTGCTACATCTTCTTTAAGTTTATAGTTTTTAATTTTAAGTGCTTTAATGTCATCCCACTGTGAATTTGCATCTTTTATTTGTTCTTTTATTCTTTCATCAGAAGTAGAACCATAAGAGTTGTCAGCGTTTTGTATGTCTCCATCAGAATAAATAACTGCTCTAACAGTAGCTCTGTCATTACCCACGCATCTAAAGAAATAACTTGTGTTATCATCAACGGTAGAACTAAAGTCAATTTGTAGACCAAACACATTACCACTTGTCGCTGCGTTATGGTGTAGAACTATGATATCATTTGCACTGGCTTGAGTGTGAAATGATCTAGAAGGGTTTGTGCCAATCCCAACTTCCTCACTACCAGCATCAACATAAAGTGCATATTCATTAGCATTAGATTCTACTCGGAAGTCTAAATCTATTGACTCTTCATTAAAACAAATTTCAGCGTGGTTTGTTGATATATACTCTCTTAGAGTGCCACCGACAATGTGTTTAAGTTTAAAGTTAGCGTCCTCAGTGCCATCTGTTTCATCTCCTAGCCTTGATTCTAATTGAACATAATCAACTTCTTGCCCAGCATCATTTCTACCTCTATAGGTTATTACACCTATTACATCCTGGTTTGCTGTTGAACTAGAGTTTCTATCAAGTAGTAAATTAGGCCCAGAGTTTGCATCCGCATCAGTTGAGATTAATGATAGTGTGTCTGTGTTATCGGCAGTTGTTATTGTAGTACCATCATTAATAGTTAGTCCTGTTGCCGTCATAGACATAACGTCTGTCCCACCTGCTTTAAAATCTATCTGGTCATCTGTGTCCGCGCTTATTGTTGTATCGGCATCTGCATCGAGAATCAGTGCATCAGATACTCCGTTAGTATCTAACTTTGATGCGAGTGTGCTTGGTATTACACCACTTAAATGTGTTGCATAAATAACATCACCTGATGCTACAGCTGTACCAACTATGGTTAGTGTTGTGCCTGATACAGTAAAGTTTGTTGTAGGTTTTTGTATAACGTTATTGATAACAACGATTAGCCCGTTCTCGGAGAACGGAGCCTTTGATAAAGTAAACGTCGTAGCGCTACCATCACCGGTAAAACTGTCGGTAGTGTAACCTGAAAAAACGTCAGCTGGTAATTGTTGTCCAATGTAGCTCATAAATTATCCTTTTGGATTGTCATCCTTAATTTTTTTAACACGTGCTTTCCACGCATCAATATCTTTATATATTTCGTCAAGCTGTTCTCCTATATCTCCGTAAGCAGCTTTTCTCGTGTTTCTTACTTTTTCATTCGCTACAAAAGTGTCGCCAGCAGAGTCATAAGAATCTAGTTGACTATCTGTTGGTTTGCTTAAACCATCAACATTCCAAGTGTGAATAAAAGGGCCTTTACCATCTGAATTATCTAAGACTATAACTCTATTAGCAAGAAATTCTGTGTCCATGTCTTTACCGTTTGCTTCTAAATATAGTTTAACTTTTGTTGCTAATGTTGCCATATACTCTCCTAATTAACTCTAAACGCCATAAAACGACACTCATGTTTTACTCTTGTAGTTTCAGAATCCGATGAATTTTGATATGTAAAAATTTCCATATAATCATCAGCATCAAAAGTTTCTAAAAAAGTCATTTGACCAGAAGTCGTATCTTGGTCACCACTTGATGGATTTATAAAAAATTGTGTAAAATCCTCCATAAGAGAACCATTTTTGGTTGCTCTTATTTGACAAAACTTACCAGCAGGGTGATTTGTTATAGCTATACTAGCAGATATTAAATACACACCAGGAATAACAGGCGTAAATCTATGGTTTGTTGAGTTGTCATATACACCGCCTTCATCAAACTCCTCTGTAACAAATGTAACTTTTGTTGCAGTTGTTGCCGCAATTGCTTGTCCTGTGCTATCTTTACGAGCATAGAAAGCTGGCTGTAGTAAAGTATCTCCAGTGAGTCCACGAAAAGGTATTGTACCTGCCATCTTACGATATCTCCATTATGGACAATGAAACATCAAGTGACGAAGCTGTATCAGAAGTCACCCGTAATATATCAGTCGTTTGCAATACCAGTTTACCTCCACCAAGAGTTTCTAACGAACCTCCCGCAGGTATCGGTGCTGCTGTTACCAATTCTACATTGCCATTTGTTTCTGTATCTGATGTGTCGGATTCTACGTGTACAGTTGCAGCAACCGCTGAACCTGTAACATTACCAATTATCAAACCAAGCACAATCGCAGTAGTAGTGCTAGGAACTGTATATACAGTTGTAATAGATGTACCTATTCCAGCTTTTGTTTTGACCTTAAATGTGTTTGCCATTTATTTTCTCCTTATCCTAATGCGATCGCTAACGCGGTAGCATCAGCAGAAGACGTGTCTAATATTAGACTAACGTCCATTCTTTTGATAGTTCCGCCATCACTTATTAATAACTCATCTGTTGTCGCAAGTCCAGATGTTAGAGCAGTTTGCCCTGAAATTACGTTGTCATTGAGATGCTCATTTTCAACTGCATTATCTGCAATCTTAGCTTCTGTTATAGCATCAGCTGCAATCATAGACGTCTCAACCGCTGTACTTGCAATAGTTACAGCTCCGTTAGCTGCTATGCTAATATCACCAGATATAGCCACTGGGTTGAAATTAGTGCCATCAGCGACCATAACATGGCCCGATGTATTCGTGCCCATAGTGATATCATCACCAGATACAGTCAAATCTCCTGAAATTTCTACATTACCGTTTATGTCTATAGTTGTTGCATTGATCTCTATTTCTGTGTCAGATACTAGATCTAGCACACCATCAGCTGATTGGTGTATGTATGTGCCAGAGTCACCAAACTGTAGTTGTCTCGAGCTGTTTAATAATAACGCTGTGTCCGCCACGTGAGTCAATGACACGTCACTATCAGCACCAAAGTTAAGAACGGCAGCGTCTGATAATAAGCTTACATCGTCACCAACTGTTAGATCGGTTGCAACTTTTACAGTTGTGTCATCATCCAATGTTAATACTACTGTGCCGTCATATTGTTTAAATATTAAGTCGTCACTATCTACTTCTAATTTAATTATCTGTGCACCTGCAGTGCCATCCATGTCTATAGTTAATTGAAGCGTGCCAGCGTCTTTAAATTCTACGTTACCACCTGCAGCGTCTAGTACGATATCTGCATCAGCATCTAGTGTTATATCGGCACTAGAATCTATCTCTGCTATGACAGGTGTTGTTAGTGTTTTGTTTGTAAGAGTTGCAGTTGAAGCTGTTGAAACTAATCTAGCATTACCACCGGTGCTTGGTAGTGTTAAAGTGTTAGATGCAGACTCTGAGTGAGGTGCACCAATAAGTGTTTGTGCGTGAGCATTACTAGACTCACAATAAAATTTAATTTGTGATACAGCGCCACCATCATTTTTAAGATCAATAAGACCACCTTGAATAAATAAATCGTGTGGTAGTGTTACGTGACTATCCGCGTCTTCAAATACAGCTTTGCTTGCAGGCAGTGTACAAAATACATCTTTTGTGCCTGATGCAAAGTTTACAGCACTATCACTATTAGAACTAGAGATAACAGTTGTACGTGTTAGATCAGAACTATCGCCGTCTAATGTACCAAGACCAACTTCAAACTCAGCTGCGGTTCTGTGAACTATTGCATAGTAAACAGTATTACTGTTACCAATACCTGCTGCAAAAGTTTCAAAACCAGATACAGCTCCACCAAGCGAAACTGCGCCGGTGCCAGTTGTAGTTGTGGTTTCTCTAACTCTATCGTTTAGAACTAGTGCCATATTTTATCCTTTACGCAATTCTAATTATAGCTGCTGTAGCACTTGCTGCTGGGAACTGAACTACGAAATCTCCGTTTGTTGCAGTTTTTGTTCCGCCAAAATCTAAAATTACACAAGCTTTGTCACTGTTAGTATCATTGTAAATCATAGCGCCAACTGCTGATAATGTTACAGATGAGAAAGTCTCGTCTGCAAAATCTACAAAAGCAGTAGTTCCACTAGTTGCAACAGCTTGACTATCAAGTGCTTGACCACCAGATGAGTAACTTGTACCGGTTGTGCTAACTTCGTTAGTGGTTGTGAAAGCAGTAGTAGAAGCAGTTAGACCAGTAATGTCTGTGTATAATGCTATCTTAAAACTGTTACCACCACTTGCAAAATTATGCGTACCAGACAAAAGCTCTGATTTAAAAGATGTAGGTATAACATTTGCCATTTTTTTTCTCCTTATATTACGGTGTTGGTGAATTTAAAGGTATACGAAGCACACCATCCCTGTACTCGTCCCTGCGTCTTCGACCTTGTTGTTCGGCCGCAAACGTTTGTAAAGCCTCTTGATAGGAAGCTTCGTATAGTTGTATCATATTCTCTGGACCTTTCAAGAATTTAAAGGTTTCTACCAAACATGCATACAACAATAAATCGGGTTGTTTTGTAGATATTTCTGTTTCCGTAGAGTCACTTGTGGTTATGGTTGTTGGTTGTTTTATATAAGCCATTGTCAAATCATAGGCAGCATCTGGTGTGGGAGCAACCACCCAGTTATCATTATCCCAGTGAGCGTAGTATTTTGGTTTAGTTCTATCACTCGCATTATCCGGATCAGCGTGATATGTGGCTATAAAAGAAGAATCCACTTGTTTTAAAAATTCTTGGTCAGATGTCGTAGAATCTGTAATTTGTACATATCTAATTATCCTGGTTCCAGTTGGCACAGTTATGTATCTGTTACCAATAGTAGTTTGTGATGTCGCATAAAACTTAGTATCATCAGAATCCACACTTCTAAAAATCCTAGACTCTGCGTTTTTAACTATAATATTAATAATAGAATCACTTAAAACAGTATCATCTACCTCTGTATAATCTCTAATCGCTGTGCGTAATGTTGATAAAGTAAAAGACATATTAATTTGTTATTGTAGCAGGGCCAGCTGTGGCTCTGCCTCCTCCTCCCCTAATACTACCAGTTGTTGCAGTGTCTGTCGATACACTGAAAGTATAACTATCATCATCAACTTTTGTTATGCTATACCCTGATGACGACTCTAAATTAGTTTTTGTAATACCATCAAAGCTGTTTACACTTCTAAATCTAACAGTATCACTTGACGATCTGCCGTGACTTCTTTCTGTTACTGTTATTGTGCTTGATCCAGAGGATCCTGTTTTAAAAGCATCAATACCTAATAGTTGTGGAACATCTGTTTCTGTTCTATCTGTTCTAACATTTTGTAATGAAACTGCGTCAGCAGGATGTGGTCCTGGCTGCACTTGTGGTGCTTTTGCCTCAAACTCAGTAGTGTGTACAAAAGATCCATTCCATTCAAAAACCATCTCGTTATATGGAAACGCAAGACCACTACGATCTGATATTGCTTTTGAGTATCTTCCTTTGGCAAACTTAGGCATTTGGATAATAATTCTGTGGTGTTATGTATGTGCTTGAGGAAGAACCATCTTCTGTCAAGGCTCTTTGAAACTCATCTTCATACAAAAGTTTTAAATTTTGAACAACTTCTGGTTTGTATTTTTGTGCGAGATAATAAGATAAACCTGATACCATGCACGGAACAAATCTATATGGAACATCAACTGTATTTGTAAAAGCACCAGCATCTTGTATTCTTTTTAAATAATACATGTGAGCGTCTTTTGTTGCAGCTGTAGAGTCAGGTGTTGGATAAAAAGTAACAACAACCTTATCTATAAATCTTTGAACGTAGTATTGATTAGGTGTTCCCTTGTTAAGTTTATTAGATATGGCAGAATAAGTTGATCTATTTATTTTTGTCATAGAAGAATCTGTTTGTGAAGTTTGAGTTCTATCAGATCTAAAAGTCATCTCTAAAACATCTTCCACACCAAAAACACTAGAGGGTGCAGTTGTAGTAGAACTTGTACCATCAGTTGATGCTCTAAAGAAAGTATACTCCGCTTGTCCTTCAACGAGATCAATGTTTGTTTCAGCCAACTCCCAATAGTGTAGTCCTCTATTAGCCCACTCTTGAAGCATAATATTTAACGATCGTCTTGCTGATGTAAGATGATATCCGGTGATATCTCTCAAACCTACACGTTCGTATGCCTCTTCGAATATTTCATCGATGGGAAAGCTGTTTTCAAAAACATTAGTGCCGGAAGTCGCCATGTGCTACTCCTAATATATTTTTTTAAATTCTGCTATGCAAGTATATGTATTACCAGAATCCGCTGCACCAGGTACAACAAAGTTGAC